GGAGTTAGCTCGTCCAGGATAATCCCAGCCATCGCTAGGATATGCTGAAGGACCGGGACGAATACCGCTCCGATGCTCTCCAGGTCCTTTTTGGCATTCGTCTGGAATAGGCCCCACTGCTTGGTGAGCTTCCCAGTCATAATGGCCCCGGCAATCCCTATGCCGGTAAAGGCTCCTCCGAGCGCAGCCACGATTCCACCGGCCGCTGTCTGGGCGATGAATGGGAGAGCGGCTAGCCCGGCTCCGATCGTATAAGGATTCAGCAGGCCTTCCGCTCCGGGAAGGATCGCTGCGAGCCCGCTCGCGCCTGAGCTGGCTCCTCCGGCTCCTCCGGCGGCCGGGTCGCCTCCCGAGCCGAAGAGGCCGGAGATACCGCCTAGGAAGCCACCCTTGCCGCTGCCGCCGCTCCCTCCGGCTCCTACCGAGGACCGGAGGAGAGCGAGCTGAGCCCTGGCTTCCTTAGTGTCGAAGCTCAGCCGGATATCCTTGGCCTTGCGCGAGATACCGGATAGCTCCGTGTCGATGGAGACTAGCTCGCGGATAGCCTGCTTGCTGGAAAGGTCAACTCCTATCTCTTTGCCAAGCAGTTCCTCCATTCGCTTCCGGAGGTCGGCCACCTTCCGGTCAGCCTTAGTCGAATTGGCATCTATCTCCGCTTCAGGCAGGCTCTCTAGCGCAGCCTTGAGCCGTTTCTTAAAGCCATCAGAGAATGCGCCTCCGGACTTAGCTCCGGCCGCCGCGAGCTTAGCCGAGCTGGAATCGAGGCTATCGACAATCCCTTTTGATATCTGGCTGCCGACTTCTTTGCCAACGGACTCCGAGGACGGCACAAGCTGGGACCGCATCCTGGCATCCCAGCCGCGAGCGTCCGGGACTACTCCGACCGAAACGCTACCAACGAAATATGTCAGTCGCCATGACTGATCCCACCTCCTTCGCTTACGGAACGGATATAATTAGCTAGGAGGCGATTATGACTAGGAACTGGGACCAGCAAGGCCAGCCTTGTAAGGGTGGGTGCGGAAAGATTTGTAATAGGCGAGGGAATGGAACTGGCTATTGCCGAATATGCGCTAACAAGTATCTTGATCCAAGATCGGTATTCGTCACTGGTAGGCTCAGTCATGATTACGGCACCAGACATAACCAAGTGGTGAAACTCCGAGGAAAGGCCAGCGCCCATGAATGCCTCATGGCGTGCGGATGGATGGCCCAGACATGGGCCCAGGCCAAAAATACGGATGGTTCCTATCCGGACCATTACATCCCTCTGTGCTATAGTTGCCATCGCGCTTACGACTCGACTCCGGAGGCCGAAGCTAAGCGCGGCAATACATGGCGTGGCAAGAAGCGTCCGGCAGCATTCGGAAGCCGCATGAAGGAATTGTGGGCCGACCCGGAATGGCGAAGGGAAATGATCTCCAAGCAGAAGGCCGGAAAGGCCAGACAGCACGGTAGATGATATGTCGCTTGCCATTACGGAGTCCTGCCCGTCAGCCTATTCAGCATTGCCTGAACTTCGGTATCGGAGAGCCCGCGCAGCCGAGGATCAAGCTTCCGCGCATTCTCCAGGGATATCCGCTTCAGCCTCCGGCGGCCGGTAACTCCCGGACGCGGAACCGGCAGCGGCTTTGGAATCGAGCTATCGGAATGGCCCTGGACGTACGTCCATCCTAGATTGCGAATCTCATCGATGACCGACGCGAGGAGAGTCTCAGCCGCGCTCCATGGTGCCTTGGTGGGATCACCGGCATTCTCAGCCAGTTTATCTTCCGGCATGAGATTGCGGATAGCCGTATTCAAGGCAGCCTCCGGAGGGAGGTGTTCGACTAGAACAAGCAGCTTACGCCACGAGAGACGGCCCGGCCGGTAAAGGTCTAGGAAGTCAATGTGGTAAAACCTCGCAAGGTCTGCCTCTATTTCCTCCGCGAACGTTGCCGTGATCCAGACCGCTTTCTGGATTTTCCCATTGACATCCGGGCCTGACGGCCGCACTGATCGAATACGGCCTCAATCTGGTAATTCCTGAGGTCGGCATCGAGCCAGGTCTGGTACTCGTCATCGCTGTCGATAACAGCTCGCGCCCATTCCTCCCAGTCGCCGGAGGCCGCAGCCCGCATAGCCGAGGAGGACCAGTCGGCCGCGTGGGCGATGTGGATAACCTCGCCGTCTATCCGGACGGTTGTGGCCTCTCCTACGGCCTCGCTCCGGAGCGTATCGGTGATGAGGTCAAGGTCTACATCGACATCCTCATCATCAGCGGGCTCCAGCGGTTCCGCGCTCACGAGAAGTACCCGGCAACGGTCTTGCCGTAATTGATGAAGCGCTTGCCGACTCCGACGACTGGGTCATCGGTGCCGTCATCGATGGTACCGGGATACCAGGTCCAGGTGAAGTCGAATGACTCGACATCGGCCTGCTGAACCTGATCGTTCCCGCGAGCCGTGATCTTCGCGAAAGGCGAGTAAAGGCGCATTGCCTTCGCTCCGTCGATAGCGTCCCAGATAACCGAGTAACGGTTATCATCTGGCGGGTCCGGAATGACGTAGCTCGCGACGTACGGAGCCGTAGTCCCGATCGGCTTGAGCGGAGAGGACGCGGCCGGGAATACCGGGACGTCATCGAACAGAGCGCGGTTGACCGGGTTGAGACCTTCTAGGTGCGTGGCCTGGACCGACTTGGTTCCTCCGGTCAGGATAGAGCGGATGGGCGTCAGGATTCCGGCGGCCGGAATATCCTTCAGGGTTTCATCCAGCTTGAAGATATAGCCGGAGGTATCGACCCATCCGCAGCACAGGTAGCCTCCGATGGAAGTAACGTCCTCGAATGCGGTAGGGCAGCCGGTGTTCGGAGGACCGACCCACACGATTACGTCTCCTGCGGCGAAGAGGAGTTCATTGTCCTTGGTAGGTACTGCCGGAGTTGTCACTTTCTCTCCTACGGGTGAATGAGTATCTCATAGGTGGCGGAATAGCGGACTATATCAGGATTCACCTCCGGGAGCTGTCTCATTCCGGCGACGGCACTAACGTGCTGAATCACTCCATTCGTAACGGTCTTGCTCATGAACGACAGGATGTCGCTCTGTATCCTCCGCGCCGCAGCGGAGACGTTACCAACGTCAGTCTTTAGGCCATAGACGTCAATATCAACAATAGGACGGTCAACATAGATATCCCGGTTTGCTCCCGATATCCGGTTGACCCGCGTGATGATCCCGGTTAGGTCGCCTGCCGGCATGACCGTCACAAAGCGGATATCCGGCTCTATCGGGACGAGCGCATAGAGCAGAGCCGACTCAACGTCCGGGAACACCGGAACCGGATTGCTCATACGCCGCTCGCCTCAAAGGCGGCTCGCGCTAGGACCCGGTAGGGCTCGCGTCCGTAGTGGCCGAATTCGACCCAGAACGCATCCGGCGAGTCGTTATAGACAACGGCCTCAGCACGGTCCCTAGTGGCTCCTCCGCGCGAGCTAGAGCGTATCCGGAAGCTCGCCTTGTAGCGGCCTGGATGGTCGTCTCGCTCGCTTACCGGCGCGAGGACGACAGCCCTAGCCCGGATCAGCTCCGCGTGCTCGACCATGGCCGCCTCCATAAACGGAGCCCGCAGCATCTGCCCGATGCCAGCGTGGTCCGGCTTATACGTTACGGTCATACCGAGACTCCCGTCACCTTGCTAGCGCGGACTTCTACCGGAGCCGTATTCCCGCTGAATGGAGAAAGCCAGGACTGAGGCTGCCCCTGGACCTCATACTGAATCCCGTTGTAGATAAGAGCATCTACATATTCAACGTCCGTCCCATATGGGAAGTACACGACGATATCGGTGCTAAGCTGATCCGTGAACTGGACCACTTCCGAGGAGGAGCCCGGCTGGATAACGCACGGAGAGATATCCTCGGTGGCCGAGGAATACGTGTCGTTGCCGTACTCGTCCCGGCCGGAGACTGTGCGCCGGACTACCGTTACCGTCACGCCATATGGAAAGGGCATTACTTCCTCCGTGTTGCAGGCTCCGGCTCAGGTAGCTCAATCTCTACCTGAACCGGGTACCTCTGGCCGCCTATCACGACGGCTCCGGTAATGACAACGGTCACGGAATAGTACAGGTAAAGACGGCCGGGTCGGACGTACTCGTGAACGTGAGGTCCGCGTCGGAGGTCGGGACCTCAAACTGCTCCGAACCGGCCGGAGTACCCGGAAGCGTCATCGTCGTGCTGACGTCATATCGGGTGCCTCCGATAACGGCCGCACCGCTCACGGTCGCGCCGGACGGAGGAACCGGGTCATTACCATCGACCGAATAGGTGAAGGTAACGATCTGGCCGTGGGACGGAGCCGTGTCGTCCGCGTTGATGGCGCATGAGATTGGCATTCTACATCCTTATCTGAATGGTTCCCTGAGCCTTGCGGTAATCCGCAAGAGCAGTCTTCATCCCCGCATCGAGGAGCGCGGCATTGAGCCCAGCCCCCGAAGTACGCCGCATAGAGTAGCTGTAAGGCCCTATGCTCTCCGACGCGAGCGTAGCACTCATGGTCGGAGTCGCTAGCTCCGATATCAGGGCCGTACATAGGACGGATACCACGTCGTCCGGGACATCGAGGTATCCGTGCGAGCCGGCCACAAAGAAGCTACCGCCCCACCAGAACGTCTCCTCATACCATAGTTCCGGCAGGTTGATAATCCCGGACTGGCGCGGATTCATAACGGTGATCGTGTCGATCCCATCGAAGTGATACCACGTCACCGGGATATCGGGAATTCCCGGAACGCCGGACAGCGCGGTAACCGTATCTATGGAGGCGATAGGACGCCACGGCAGGACGATAATCCCTCCGTCTGCCGATGTCGTGATGGAGTCCGAATCGTACCAGACAAAGTCCTCGCGGCAGAACCTCCGGATAATCGCGGAGCCGTCGCGGAGTAGCGCATCAATCCGCGCCATCTCTACCTGATTCAGGTTGCGGCCTAGCCTCGCCACAATATCATCCGGCGAAGCGAGGCTAGGCAGCGAGCCCATGGGACCTCCTACTTGCGAGTGGTACGACGCGAGGACGAGCCGGAATCGTCGCCGCCGGAT